AGTTTAATACAATCCACGGACTAATCTTGCCGTCCTTAATATTATACACAGCTCTGTTTACACTAACATATTTGAAGTAATGATTCCATTGGCTGTTATTTTCTTCAGCCCATTCCATCATAGTGCTGATACTTCTTTGTAGTGCCACGTCAGCGGGTTCCTTTTTGATAAAGTCAAGCACATAGTCGTAATACAATTCTTCACGACACCAGTGATCAAGTTTAACACCGCTGGTAACAACATAGTCAATATATCTATCTGGATATAAAGGATTTACGTTACTTAAGAAGCTACCAAACTTAACAAAGGCATTGTAATAAGGGCTCTTGGCAAAGTCCTCATAGGTTTTTGTATTCTTAGCTTTTTGTGTTAGTTGAAAGAATCTAACATAAGTTTGATAGCCCAATAACACATGCTTCTCATCCTTAGCAAGATGTCTACGCTTCTGTTCGCACATGTGTACAGCTAATGTTGATTCTTTAACATACGCTGAACCACAGTATTGGCAAACATAAGGTTTATCTACGGCTGTCAATTTAAACTTAATTCCTTTATTCTTTTGAAACACATCTAAGTTCATAGTGCCTTTTTAATATCTTTATCTTCCCAGCCAAGGTCTTTGGCCATCTTTTTTAAATCAGCAGGATCGTTAATCTGTGCCAGTAATTCAATTTCATCTGACTTCATATCTGGATATAGTGACTCAAGAAACTTAATGCTCTTACTGTCGCCGGATTTCTTTTTGTAACCAATCCACTCATGAAAATATACTTTCTTTTCTTCGTTACCTGTCATGCAAACAAGATACCAAAGTAACTTAGGATGCTTAGATAATTCAAAGTAATTCTTGTTGTAGTACTCATTTGTTTTAAAGATTGCAAGCTCTTGTGCTTCTCTGTCACTGGTTTTAATAGAGCTTGCGTATCTTATTAACAAGTACAAACTAATAGTCTTACGATGTTCCTCAGATAAGTTATCCCATAGATCACGGGCACCCATATCAATAGCTGCCGTTTCATCTTTAATAGTTAGTTTATCACTCATCTTTAGCAACAATCCTTGCGTCAAATGCCATAACTGTTCTATGACCATCACCTCTCCACGGATATACTGTATGTGGCAAGTGACTTGGGAACACTACAACTGTACCCGGTGTAGGTTTATATTTCCAAGAGTCATTCATAATAAACTTAGTAACATCTCTTGTTTGGGGCATTCTAAATGTGATATGGCCGTCACTTGGGTTACTGTCTTCAGCAAAGTCAGGGGCAGTAACATATACGTTACCACTAATATTTCCGCCAGGGTGTGTATGCAATTCTTGATATTGATGTTGGAACTGTCTAATAGTCCAGATGCTGGTTACAACTGGCTTGCATAGTTTTAGATCCTCAGTGCCCGACTGTTGGCTAATAATTTCCATGTAACCTGTACAAATACTTTCAATCCATTTTACTAACCAATCAACGTTTAAATTCAGCTGGTTTGGGTATACTTGTATTTGTTGTCCCCCGCGGATGCTAATAAAAGGATTACCAGAATCATTTAGCTCTGGGTGCCCATGAAGCTCTTCTGCTAAACTAAAGATGCGACTAAATTCAACCGGAGGTACTTGATCAATAGCCAATACTGTAGGCTGAAAGTATGCTACCTTTAAACTCATTTATCTTCCTTTATTGTTTGATATAATAGTATAACACGATCAAGTGCTTTTTGTAAAGCAGGATTGGCATGTGCTGTTTCAAACAAGTCAACCCAATTAATTTGATTTGGTGCTGTAAACGATCTTGGTTCTGAACCGTAGTCCCAACCTATTGCTTTACGATGCGTCTTGCCGGCTTCGCGAGCATAAACAACACCATCAACTCTTTCATAGATGTATGTAGCACCCGGTGTTAATGTTCCCATTATATTTTTCCTTTATGTTCTTAAATTACAAAAGTTTATAGTGATTAATAATTTCACTTTGTCTACTAATGTCTTTTGTAAAAAATGCACAATGTGGTTTTTCACCTTCGTATAACGGAACACTTAGTAGTTGGTTGTTTTTCATTTTAGGAAAGAACCATTTAACATCATTATAGATATTAACGATTTCAATCTGTGCATACTCGTGTCTAAATGAACTTAACGGATTAAAAATAAATGCTTCAAACCCTCTGTCGTTTAAACTGGTTAGTGGCAGTACTTCTAACTCGTTTCCACATTCACTGTCGCCAACTGCTATACTCCAATCAATGGGCATTGTTACTTCGTGTCCACCTATGTTTAGCACCATTGCCGGGCTATTAAATGATTCTAAGAAAATTAACGGCATAAAGAAAAAGTCTGGATTATTAGGATCGTTGTTATCTAATACACTAAACCTAATATCGTCTTCTACTTCATCTGGCATTTTACTTAAATCAAATGTCTTGTCATCCAAGGTTAAAATTAACATCTATTCTCCGTTATTATTATTATTATTTTTGCCAGTCTACTTTTTCGACTGTGAAAGGATACTTCGCTTCTTTATAAAACTTCTTCCTCTCCGTAAGATGCCGCTTTGCGTACTTACATGTGGACGTGATGTCCCAAATTTGGACGAAGTCTTTGTCTTCTGCTTTTCTAATGCCTCGCCCAATACTTTGTATAACCCGGACAAAGCTCTTTCCGGGCTCCAAAAGAACCAAATTAAAAATACGAGGAATATTAAGACCCACAGCGGCCACACCGTAAGTCGCCACAATAACCTTATCATCCACGTCTCTAACCTCATCATAATGCTCTTTCCTGTCGTTTAATTTAACTTCTCCACTGATAAAGATTGCATTAGGTATCGATGCTTCAATTTGTTTACCTGCATCTAATCGATCAACCAGGATTAGAGTATTACCAGTATTTTTAATATTTTTACATAAATTTGAGATATAGTCAATTCTTTCGGTATCCGTAACCAAATATTTTAATTCTTCTTGATAGGATCTAAATTCTTTAACATCTAATAACTGAACAATGTTAACGTGACATTGACTTAATACACCTTTCTCTTGTAAGGTATGAGCACTGATTCGGTTAACAACAGGTCCAAGCGTAGCAAGGATGCTATGGAAGTTAATATCTTCTTTAGGTATAGTACCTGTTAGTCCCCAACGAATTGGCGCATTTGCTAAATTTTGACTTAGTAATTGCTTTAGTACATCTGCCTTAGCCATATGTACTTCGTCAACAATTACACAGACAACACCGTCCAATAACTCTGCTAATGTTAAGATTTCTTCATCAGTTACATCTTTTGATTTCTTGTCAAGGATGTTTAAACTTTGCCATGTGCAAATAGTATGTGTCTTGTTTAAGTCTTTACGATCGCCAAAATACACACCGGCATCAAGACCTACGTTAATGTAATCTTCTTCTGTTTGTACAACAAGTCCTTTGTTAGGAACAATAACAAGTGTACGTCCATATGGTTCACATAATGCTGACAATGTTGCTGTGATAATAGTTTTACCTGCACCAGTGGCAAGCTCTTGTAAACCCTGCGGATGCTCCATAAAGCCGTTGATTGCGTCTAATTGATAATCACGCAGTACAATAGGTTGTCCAGCCATTGGGTGTCCTTTAGGCCATACCTTACCCTTATCTGCCCAATACTGATCTGTAATCTTTGCAAATTCAAATTTATGCGGATTTCTTAAATCTTCAATTTCAGCAATCTCTACTCCGCACTCGTCAATAATAGGAAGAATAACATCAAGGTGGTTCAAATAGCCATTTCCACCTAAACCAAAGAAGGTAGTTGTACCATCCCATCTGCCAAGTTTATATTGAGGCATGTGTCTGGCATAAGGCAATTCAAACTTTAACTTGTTTGAAATTTTTCTACGAACCTCAACACTTAGTCCTTCAAATTTAATGTTAACTTCGTCTCTAATAACTAATTTACAACTGGACAATTGAGTTTTTTCCTTTTGATTTTGTGTATCTACTGTTTAGACTATTGTTGTAATAATATACTGCTGGAAAGTTGCTAAGGTATGCTGACGTCTTTCCATATTCATAACTGCTGGCAACAAGTGCCGCGTGTGGTTTCCAGTCTGCGTTATATAATGGCTTAGGAATTCTGTTTTTTGTGATAAAAACTACCTTAGTAGCTGGACCTATATAATTATTTAAACCGTTATCCCTGACAAATTGGTTAAACTCGCTACTCTCAGGATTATCATTTTCAAGTCTAAAGAAAATATTAATCTCGTCATGGTTAACATACTTGAGTAATTCGGGTATTGCGTTCTTAATATAAGAAATTACGTCTTTTGTTTCATCAACTAAGATTAATAAAGGCCATTGCTTTAATGTATTAATAATTTCAAAGACTGTACCAATACCGTGTTCTTCTGGATTAACACGAAATCTGGTCGAATTTTCAACCAGGATGTTTTTTATGAGATTATTCGGGGCAATCTCGGTGATTTTTTTAAAAATTTCGTCATTTTTCTGGTAAATTCCGCAATTTTTTAGCCTCTCTAAAAAAACAAGAAAATCTGAGTCTCTAATGTCAGTAAGTTCTGTTTCTAAGTACTGATTACATTGTTTGCTTACGTTGCGTAAAACAATTTTATCATCGACGTAATCAATGTATGGGGCAAAATTATTGGGATTTTCTAAAATTTCCTCAATTTTTTCATAATACGATTGTACATCATCTGCAATTTCAAAACCTAACGGTTTGAGTACTGTTACTACTCGATATAAATTCTTTTCATTGAAGCTAACATACTTCTCGCCCTTTGCTTCATGTACAGCACCGATCAAGTCATACTCAATTTCTGACCAAATTGAGGCAAATTTCTTAGAAAATACAAATTTTACAAAAATCTTGGTTTTATTTTCGATATCGGTATGCAAAGAAATTGATTGAGTGCGATCAATCTCTCTAAGAGGATATCGGGTAGTTTTTTCAAACAACAACTGACTAACATCAATGTTGTTTTGCTCCAAACCATCCCGATATTTTTCAATTTTTTTAATAGAAAGGTCTAACTGTCTATCGGTTAATGCAGTTTGTCTTGACACTTGTTTAGCAAGGCTTTTAATTAGTGCCTGTTCACTGGCATCTATGCGAATGTTTACAATTCTTGGAACAGTACCGCCTAAAATTTCAAGTGCATCTTCAATAGTATTTCTCATAATACTATTATAACACAATTAATACTAAAGTCAACCTTTTAGATAGTCGCATCTTCCATACCAGCAACACGCAATTTAACAATATTAGTAATTTGCCATTGTTTTTGGTCAAGTGCCTTAGTAATGCCCAGCCACTTGTTTCTAAGCAAGGCAAATTCGTTAATAATTTTCTCGTAATCTACTACATCAGCCTCGCCCTCGACGTATTTTTCAACATCACGCGAACTTAAAGCTCTTGCATAGTTTTCAAGATACTTTCTAAAGTGATAACTCTTAAGTCTACGTAGCTCAATGTTAAGATATTCAAGAATTGCTTCAATTTCTTGAAGTTGGTTAAATCGGTGTTCAACGATTCCGGGCATTTGTGCCGATGCCTTTTCTACATTGCCCACCAATCTAACTTCCCGACGGGCTTCTTCAAGTTCACTCTCAAAGAAAAGTACCGCGTCGGGAATTTTACTGATATCGCGACTTACGTCAGTATACCAACCCATTAATCATCTTCCCAATCTTCAGAATCGTAGTCGGCTTCGTCTTCATCTGCGCCATCCCAGTCATCAAGATAGTACTCAATTGCCGCATCGAGGTCTTCGTCGCCTCCAAGTGCTGCCTTAAATACATGATCTTGTACACCGTTGTCTGCTAAGATGTCAACGTACTTGCTTGCTACAGTTTCGATTGCTTTTTTATCGAAAAATTCTTTCAAACCAGTCCAAATATCAATGATATGGTCTTCATTCAACATTCTCTGTATCCTCATTAGTAGATGATTCGGCTTCAATTTCCTTCTTAGTTGTTAAGATGTCATATTCTGCCATTATCATATCTAATTTATCTCCAATCCATTCTTTTCGGTAGTAAAGATGTTCCTTGCCAGCACCGTCAACAAACTTGAGTCTATTACCACTCTGTGTTAACAAGCCTTTTGCTTCAAACAACTCAACAAGACCGCTGTACGGATTCATACCTGTTTCGTAAGGAATCTTAACTTGCAATGTTTCAAAAGGTTTAGCATAACGTGTTTTCATAATCTTACAAGCTGCACGAATACCGTTTACTT